AAATATACTAAACACCCAAAGACAACATTAACATTATGCGTTAGTGAGGTGGTTCAAAAAGCATTTAAGAAACAGTTTCCAAGTTCAAAGAGTGAAGTTGTTAGAAATGTATTAAACATAGAACAGCCTAAAAGAGTATTACATTTGATAAGTGCAACTAGATTGAGTTGGGAAAAAGGTTATCACAGAATGAAAGAACTTGCTAAAGGACTAAATAGACGCAAGATACCATTTATATGGACAGTATTTACAAATGATTTGCCAGATGAAAACATAGATGGATTTGTATTTATGCGACCTAGATTAAACGTAACAGACTATGTAGGACATAGCGATTATCTAATGCAACTAAGTAATACAGAAGCCGATGGTTATAGCACTAAAGAGGCAATGGCATTAGGAATTCCAGTTGTATCAACTAATTACCCAAGTATACACGAGCAAGGTATGAAAGTTGGCAAACACGGTTACATACTAGAGATGGACTTATCTAACATAGATGAAGTTATAGATAATATGTATAATAACAAACTAGAATTTGAACCTATGAAAAACGATTATGAAAAAAGTTGGAAAAACAAACTAGGCAAAAAAACTACAAGTGATTATATATATGATGAAACGCAAAAAGAACTACAAAAAGAACTACAAGAAGATATTACAAACGATATATGGATTGCAGTAGTTAGAATTAAAGATGAAGATAATAAAATCATAAATCCGGGAGAAGTTGCAAAGTTATATTCATCACAAAGAGTAAGAACTTTACTGGATCACAATATGATTAAAAGAATGGAGGAATAATTATGGCTACAACAGCACAAAATGTATTTGATTATGCAATGAGTTTAATTGATGAAAGATTAGCAACAGGATTGGTTGATTCATCTACAACAGCAATATTCAAAAAGAATACACCTTACATATTAACAATGTTACAAGATGAGCTAGTAAGAAAGAGTGACTACTATAAGACTTATTCTATTACTAAAGCGGTTACAGATAATCAAGGCGACTATCAGGAATATGATATGCCTACTGATTTTCAAACTGAACTTCAAATAATAGAAGTAAAAACAGATGGTGTTTATAGAAGTGCAACAGACTTCAAATGGGAAGGTAAAAGTAAATTGTTTATAGCAGATGCTTTTGCAGGAACTATTAAAATAGTTTATTACCCTATACCAGATGCAATTACAGCATTAACAGATATATTAGTATTAGATGATATAACTTGTAGGACTACTCTAGTTAATGGGCTTGCTAGTAGATTACTAACAAACGAGAATAGAGTAATGTCAAACTTCTTTGGAGATATATATAACGAATTAAAGACTATACCTGTTAAAAATAAATTAGGTAATGTAGAATCTATACAAGATGTATACGATAGCAAACTTACTTATTAAGGAGTGAGATTATGTCACAAGTAGAAAGAGCAACTTCAACAGGTGGTAAGCAATATCTAACACGTGCAATATCTATGCTTCAATCAGATAGTAAAAATATTAATTGGGGATTAGATATTGATGGTAGAAAAGGTTTTTACTTCTTGGGATTTGACCTAGACACACCAAACTCAACAAACTTTGCAAATCAATTAGAATTAAGAGTTGAAATACCAGAAAACTTTACTGTTACTAATGCCGTAATAACGTTCTTACATATTCCTATAAATTGGGACGATGGTGGAACTTATGATTTTGTTGGTTATTGCAGAGATATTAAAGTTTATAACGTTACAAATGCAGATGAAATATTTGTATACGCTGCTTACGAATCAGAATATTACGCTGGACAAACTCAAACATTAGTTGAAGTTCCAAGTGCATTTGGAGTAGACGGTTATACAGCAGGAGCAGATAGTGTTACAAACTATACATTAGAACAAACGGATTCTAAAGATATTAAAGAATATTTAATAGCTGGAGAAAACTTGTTAGTTATAAAGACTTCAACATCAGCACCAGCGTGGGACGCAACACCAGCAACTAATAGAGAAAACATTGGAGAATTAACAGGTTGGGCTAAAGCAATAATAAATGTAACAGGTTACGTAGAATAAGGAGGTAAATAATGGCAAGAATAAGACAATCATCAGAAATACCACCACTAGAGATAGAAAACTTTTTAGGGTTAAACTTACCACAAGCTGGAGATACACAAATATACTTAGGCGAAAGTGGCAATATGTATAATTGCTATATCAATAAAGACTATGACTTAGTAAAAGCACAAGGTTATTTACAACTTATGACAGCCGTGTCAGCAACTAAAAGTATTCAAGGTATGTGGTATGGAGATATAGGCGGAACTAACTATTTAATATTTGCAACTAATGGTAAGTTATATAAAGTAGATAGTCAATTATGGGAAGATTTCACAGGAGCAGATGTATGGAGTAGTGTAACAACTGAACTAGGAAGCCTTACAGATGCACCAACACAATTCTTTGCATTTAGTGAAAAACTATATATATTAAATGGAACTGAGTATAAGAGTTATGACGGAACTACATTTGGAGATGTGGCAGGTTATATACCTAAAATAACAATAAGTGCAATACCAGTAACAGGAAGCGGAACAACGTTTGAGGGTGCTAATTTATTAATAGGATCTAAACGAATGACCTACAATGGAGATGGCACAGCAACATATCAGTTACCAGAAACAACTATTGCAACGTTAGATAGTGTTTGGGTTGATGGAGTAGAAAAAACTCTTACAACGCATTATACAGTTGTTACATCAACTGGAATAGTAACATTTACAGCAGGAAATTTTCCAGCAGAAGGATTAGACAATGTAGAGATATATTGGACTAAAGGTAGTGGAACTAGAGCAACAGTTATTAAAAATAGATTCCCATTCTTATTTGGACTAGCAGCAGATACAAGAGTATTTATGTATGGAAACGAAGATGACCAGAACGTAAGAATAAACTCAAGTTTAGCAGCAGGAGTTCCAAGTGCAGAATATTTTACTTCAACTAATATAGATGCAATAGGAAGTTCTAGCACAGCAATTACAGGTATGGAAAGAACGCAGGCAGTAATGTTAGTTCATAAAACAGATGAAACATATTATGCTTATTATGACAGTGTTGATTTAGACGGTATAGATACAGTTAATTTTCCAACACCTATTATAAATGAAACTAGAGGTAACGTAGCATTTGGACAAACTCAAGTGTTAAATAACGAACCTTTTACAATAGATAGACAATTACTTAAATGGGTAGCAACAAGTAATAAAGATGAACGTAATATGAAAGATATGGGAAAACGTATACAGAAGAACTTAGATGCTATTACATTAAGTAACTGCTTAACAGTAGATAGAGAAAGTTCAAGCGAGTTATTTATATCAAATGCTAAAAACGTTTGGGTATATAAATATGATTTAGAAAATCCTAATTCAAAAGAAAAAGGTATATTCTCTAAATTACAATTAGAAGACACACCAACTTGCTGGTTAGTTATAGGCGAAGATATATGGTTTGGAACTTCAACAGGCGAGATTATGAAACTGTCATCTGATTACCTAACGTATAATGGAACTAAAATATCGGCACATTGGGAAATGAATATGTATGACTTTGGTAGTAACTATTATAATAAGACACTTAAAAAAGGTTGGATTACATTATCAGCACAACCAAAGGTGCAAATAGAGATACAATATGTAACAGATACAAATGCTTATAGCACACCACTAGAAATCACATACGAACTAACAACATTTGATGATGTTGATTATTCGGACTTTACATTTTATACAAATTACAATCCACAAACAAAATATATAAGAATGAAAGCAAAAAAATTCTTATATGTGAAAGCAGTTCTTGATAACGATAGTTTAACAGAAACGTTTTCAATACTTAAATTAGTATTACAAGCCGAATATGGCGGAGAAAGGAAGAATTAGAATATGGCATTAACACAATGTACGGTAGCAGTAGAAAATATACAAGATCTATCTGATACACCAAATGCAACAGAAGGTCTAACAGCAGACCAATTAAAAGCAAAATATGATTTAACAGGAAAAGATTTAAAAACTTTTATTAACGATACTTTAATAGATGAATTGGATAGTTTATTCGCAGTTACTACTAAAGGATGTTTGTTATCTAACACAACCAATCAAGCGATAACCACAGCTACAGGAACTAATCTATCTTTTGACACAGAAGTTTATGACACAGACGGGTTTCACAGTCCATCTGTTAATCCTTCTAGAATTACAATACCTGCAGGAGTATCCAAAATTAAATTGCATTTTAATTGTCAATTTGAAAATAACGCTACTGGAATAAGATACATTTTAATGCACAAGAATGGTTCTGGATTTGCTGGGACTGGGAGTTTAGTAACAACAGCGAGTAATGTTGCTTCAATAGGTAATCATTGTAATATATCGTCTGCACCAATAACAGTATCTGAAAATGATTACTTTGAAGCTAGAGTATATCAGAATAGTGGTGGAAGTTTAAATGTATTGCTAGGAGATTATACAACATTTGCAATAGAAGTTTTAGATTAGGAGGGTAAAGTATGAATAACGAAGAGTACTTAAAACAATTAGCAGAAACGGAAAAACAAAATAAAAGAACTGAATTAGAACGTTCAAGAACTGATGCAACGTTAGCGTCTGAAACAGAGCAAAAGAAACTTGCACCTACGTTTACTAAGGCTAAACAATCAGAAAACGTTAAGTCACAACTTGGTGCTAAAAATCTAGCAGAGTTTTGGGCTAGACGTGGACAGACTAATCAAGGCATATCAGCACAGGCAGAATTGTCAAGACAGAACGTTTTAGGTAGAGATATAGGCGATATTAATCAGCAAAGAGCAACTTCTGATTTAGGTTTCCAAGAAGATAGGCAAGGAATTAATAGACAATTTCAAGGCGACTTAGCACAAGGACTAGGTGCTATTGACGAGAACTTACAAGCTAATTTATATGATGAACGATTAAGGCAACAAGCAGCAGCTGAAGCTAGAAGAAACGCTTATGCTAGTTCTAGTAATTCTACACCTAAATCACAAACATTAAAAGGTGTATTGATACCACACGACTATGCAGTACAGAATCAAATTAAAGGTGTTCCTATTAGTTCAACAACAATGAGATACCAAGTAGGTAACGACTTTGTAGATATGCCTAAAGGAACTAATCCATTTACAGGAACTGAAAACAAAGATACATATATCACGACAAAAGGTAAGTATGGCGACAAAGATACAACAGTTTTATCAGTATTTAGTAATGGTTATCAACCAAACAATGTTGCTGGTAATAAATTACGTAAGACATTAACATCAGGAAACGTAAACGGACAAGAACAAAATGTATGGTATGAAGGAACAAACTATTATTTCTGGGATGGAGCTAACAATAAATACCAAAAATTAAATAGTCAAGAGATTAAAGATTTAGGTGTATTAAGACCGTTTAATAAATAAGGAGGTATATTTATGGCAAATAGACCAACAATAACAAAGATAGATAGAAATACTCCAAATACACAAACTACTCCATCGGTTAGTAATAGACCAACAATCAGTAGAATAGAACCTGTCCAACCAAGAACACAACTAAGGACACGACCTGTTACTCAAAATCAGTTTGCTACATTTAATAATAAGATTGGCAAAACTAAAGAAAGAGCAACAACTCTTGGATCTACTCTTGGCAGAGGCGGAACTTCAATTGCTGAAGGGTTTTTAGGAAGAGTAGAAGATATGACCGATGAAATATTCTTTGAAGCGTCGGCAGCAATAAAAGGTAAAAAGAAAGCGACAAGTATAAAAGAAAAGATTAAAAACTATTTATTGTTTCCATATCAAGCACCAATAAATGTATTAAAATCTGTTGCTAACTTGGCTGGTAAAGCTGGAATTATAGATAAAAAGAAAGCAAGTAAAGCATTATTAGAACAAGCAAATATAGATGTTACTAAAGCAGTTGTTGACCCTGCTAAAAAACAATTCAATCCTAAATCGGCAGAGTTCTTCAAAACTGGAAACTTAGGCGACATTGTAAATCAAGGTGTAGGTGGAATGGCTGCTATAATAGGAACTACTGCTTTGTTAGGTAAAGGTGGAAAAATACCAGTTGGTAAATTCAATATTCCTGTTGCGTCAGTTTTAAGTGGTGCTGGTAGTGGAACTAAGACTGGTTTATCTAAAGGAAAAACATTAGAGGAAGCGCAAGAATTTGGTAGATTAAAAGGTTTATTGTCTGGGACTATCGAAGGTATCGGTGGTGGAGCAGGTAAGACATTAGGTAAAGGTGTTGTATCGCCAGCCATTACTAAACTTACAGAACGTATTGGTTCAAAGACTTTAAGTGCGTTAGCAAATAGGGGATTAGAAACTGGTAGCGAAGTAATAGAAGAATTAGTTGAAGGTATACTAACACCATATTTAGAAAGAATGACTATTGATGAGAAGGCTGAATTATATACAGGTAGTCAAGCGAGAGAAGATGCGTTAGTAACATTCTTAGTTACTTCTATCGTTCAATCTCCAAGTAATATTCAAACAATAAGAGAAAATGCTGCTAAACAACAAACAGACACAAAAGTTATTAAAGATAATATACAACAAGAAACGGTTACTCCTGAAGCGACACAACAACCAGCAGAACGACCAAGAATTACACCAATTAATCAAGCACAACCGACAACTCAAGTTAATACTCTGGAAGATGTTACACAACGAGATAATGTTGCTGAAGGTAAACCTAGAGAGCGCGTGATAGAAGGTAAGCCATTAGTTAAACAAATGGACGAAATAGGTGAAGATATAACTGGTGATGATGTATTAAAAATAGAGAACAAAACATTTGAAAATGTAAGTAATAGAAAACAAAACTTAGTTTCAGAACAGAACAAGGATTTAAAATCATACATACAAGAGAGCGCTTATAATTTATTAGACGATTTAAATCTTTCTACTAAAGGCGAACTGTTAATAGACGATAACGTATTGCAAGATACTAAAGGTGAAGCGGGAATAACTGGTATCAAAAGGGACACATCACCTGAGATAGAATTATTATTAGATAGGTATAGATATACATACACACAGATAACTGATTCAGTACAAAGTATAATAGATGGTAAACCTAAAAACAATGCAATTACAAAAAGAGTAGAATTAATACTTATGGATTATTTAGAAAATGGCTTTACTTCAATGAGTGGATTTAAGATACCAGCTAATCAAGATTTTAATATTCAATTAAAAAATACAGTTGATAGAGAAAACGCACCTATTTCTGAAAAAGATATACCTTTTGTAGAAACAGAAAAAGAAACGAAGCCTACTAAAACTAAAAAGGAAGTCGTTAAGAAAGAACCTGTTAAGAAAAAATCAGAGCCTAGTCAAAAAGAAATGACAGAATACTTAAAAACTAAACTACCATATAAAGATAGTTGGTATGAGAAGTTATCTGATAAACAAATCAAAGCAATATACAACAAGCAAAAAGAAAAAGAAGCAACTAAGTTAGAGAAAAAGAAAAAAAGTAAAATCAAAGAGCCTACTGCTAATGCTGTTAATAAAGCAATAGAAACTGGTAAGTTCAATAAAGAATTGGTTAAACAGATTAGGAAATTCCCACAATCAGCAGAAGCCGAAATAGCTATGAGAACAATGAAAGATGGACGTAAAATTCCAGCAATAAGAGAATCTGGAATATATGCGCCTAAACAATTTGAAACTCATAAGTTTAAAGATATTAAAGGATTACTAGGACAACAATCTGAAAACTTCTTATCAGCAGCAGGAGCGTTTGATAATGTAACGCCACAACAAGCGGCTAAAGATGGCTGGGGACCTATGAAACAATTACAATTTGAAGTAGACCAATCAGTTGCAGATAGAAACACATTTGCTTTAGAGCAAGTAGGATTAATTATAGAACTGGCTAAGAAGCACGGAATCAAGATTAATAAGAATACTGGTAACTTGCTATTTACGGCTATGGAAGAAACTAAAACAACGCCTAAGATAGACGCACTAGCAAAAGATATAAGAACTAATTTGAACTTCTTAAGAGAAGAAGCAAATAAAGTCAGAGAAGTAATGGGTAAGAAACCAATAGGATTCATAGAGAACTATGCACCACACGTTCAAAAGGTTAGTTTATGGCGTGAGATTATGGGAGATAAGAAAACAGAAATAAGCGAAAACTTTGATTTCATAATTCCTAATGAAAAGAAAAACCCATTTGCTATGAAACGTATTAATGCAGAGTTTGATAAAGAAACAGATATGTGGACATTACTAGATGGTTATATAAACGCTATCAGTAATGATATATATACAACACCAGCAATAGAAAAAATCAAAGCAGTTGACAGCGTAATAATGCCGACACACCCTAATATGAGTAACTTCTTAAAAACGTTTAATAAACAGAACTTAGTAGGGCAAGCTGGTAAACTAGATACTATGCTAGGAGTTACACCAGGAAGTGCTAAACGTGGAGTAATGACTAAAGTAATGAGAGCAAGAAGCACAAGTGCATTGGCAGGAAACTTTGTATGGTCTTTGACAACTCAGCCAGCATCACTTGCGAATACATTTGCTAGAGCAGGTGGATTAAAACGTGGAGCGCAAAATACATTAGGTGGAGTATGGGATTACGCAACTAACAAAGGTATTAAAAACAAAGTTAATAAATTACCATCACAAGTAATTAAAACTAAAGGTGCGAGTATTGGTAGAACTGGTGGAGGAGATGTAGATAGAATTGCATCTAAACTTGGTAAAACTAAACTTGATACATTTAATGATTACTTAGCAATAATGCCTGACGCTATTGAGAAGTTTTTAACTGGAGCATCAGCATCGGCTGGTTATAGAGAAGCAAAAGCAATAGGACTTACTGGAAAAGACGCTGATATATTTGCAGATCAAGTAGCACAGAACACACAGTCTATGTATAATAAAGAAGCAAGACCAGTTATTATGAATAATATTACGGCTAGATTTGGAGCGCCATTTCAAACGTTTGCATTTGAGCAATATAGATATGCTAAACAACTGGCTGGTAAGGGTGGAGGCATTCCTTTAGAAGCTAGGGAAAGATTATCTCAAGCTATAATGTTATTAATAAGTATGGCATTGTTTGGTAAGTATGCAGAGAAAGTTGCTGGTAAAAAGATTAATACAGCAGGAACATTTGTTCCAATAGTCGGTAGTGTAGTTGATAGTGGAATAAATAAACTAGCACAGACAGTAGGAGCTGCACCTAGAGAATATCAATCATCAGGAAGAAGTCCAGTAGCGCCACTTGAAGATGTTAAAAAAGTTTATGAATCAGTTGATACAGCAGTTCAGCACGGCAATTTCCAACCTATGAGAAAAGAACTTGTTAAATGGGGATTAGGCTTTGGAGGAATAAGTGGAGCATCAACAGTAAATAGATTCATTGATGGGGCTATTGCTAATAACAAAGGATTCCAAACTACTAGAAGTGGTAAGGTAGCGTTTCCAGTAACAGGACTATCTGAACAAACTAAAGCACTTATACTAGGACCTTATGGAACTAAGGCTGGTAAACAATATATAGAGGGTGGATTTAGATACTTGTCAGAGAACCAATCTAAAGAAGTAGAGGAATCAAATAATCCAAAGAAAACATTTGATGCAATTATGGAAGTTAGAGAAGAAAATAGAAAAAAGAAAGAAGAAACAGATATGTGGGAAGCAAAAAATAAGTAAGGGGTAATACTATGGCAGCACTAACCGTAACAGATCATTTACTATTAACAATCATATTTATATTTGGGGGTGCTTCCGTAGTTGAAGCCTTTATACCTAAGACAGCAGCGTTTACTAAACTTAAACAAATATTTAGTAAGGAAATACATACTAAACTTGATGGTATAAAAAAGGAAAATGAAACACAACATCAGGAAATAAAGGACGACATATCAGATAACGAAAAGAGTAGGCTTCGTGCTAGGATTGTTGACTTTGCTAATGACTTGCGTAATAAAGAAAAGAAATCAACAGTTCAGTTTAAAAATATATTTGAGTGTTTTGATAAGTATATTAAACACGGAGGCAACAGTTATGTTAAGACAGAAATGGGTTACATAAAATCTGTTTACAAAGAAAGAGGTAAGTAATATGAGTAATAAAATGTATGATGTATTAAAGTTTGTAGCACAAATAGTTTTACCAGCGATAGCAACTTTGTATTTTGCTTTGGCTCAGTTATGGAGTTTCCCACTAGCAGAAGAAGTTGTTGGAACGATCGTTGCTATTGATATGTTCTTAGGTGCTTTACTAGGAATATCTGCTTCAAAATTTAAAAAAGGAGAATAAATAATGAAAGAGTTATTAGACTTTGTTAGAAATCTTTTTATAAAAACAGTTGATGAGAACCAAGAAGTAATTGATTTAGAAAATGAAGTGTTAGAAAAGGAAAAAGATATTCTAGCATTACATACAAAGATAGAAAAACTACAACTTGATAACGATAGTTTAGCGAGCCATATTAAAGAGTTACTGCCAAAAGGTAGCGTAGGACTAGAATTGTTTAAAGACGGCTTAAAAGAGTTTAAATGGGTTAATAAAGACCTATCTATAGTAAGGTCGTTCAAAATTAATGAGTTTATGCAAAATGACGGACTAGAATATCTTAAACTTGATATGAAAGTAGTTAGTGCTATTCAAATGATTAGAGATTACTTCGGTAAACCTATAACAGTAACTTCGGCTTATAGGGGGGTTGCCTATAATAAGGAAATAGGCGGAGCAAGTAAGTCGCAACATTTACTTGGAAAAGCAATAGATTTTAAAGTTTCGGGCATAGCACCTAGTAAGGTTCAAGCATTTATTAAATCAGACTGGAAGAAATTAGGTATTACTGGATTAGGTATATATACAAACTTTTCACACATTGATGTCAGATCTTCAAAATCACTTGTAGTTTTTAAATAATTATGTTATAATTATGCTAAGGGATAAGTACTCGACCACTTGTCTCTTATCTATCTTTTGGTCGAGAGAATGGTCGAGAATATGAAAGAAGTATGGAAAGACGTTGTCTTTGAATGTAACAATCAAAAATATGATTTCAGCGGAAAATATTTAATTAGCAACACAGGAAGAATTAAAACTGTAAAGAATGGTTATATACATAGTGATAATTTATCATATAAAAAATACGCAACTTGTGGATTATATTTAAATAAAAGAGTGAAAACTTTTTATGTTCATAGAATTGTATATCAAGTTTTTATAGGGAGCATTCCAAAGCATATGGAAGTGAATCATATCAACTGTATTAGAAACGATAATAGATTAGAAAATTTAGAAGTATTAACTCATAAAGATAATATTCGTCATTCTGTAAAGAAAGGTAATTACCCTAGCAAAAAAGGCGGAACTAATCCGAAAGCAAAACAGGTATACATGATAGAAAAAAAATCTAATAAAATAATAAAAGAATTTTCTTGTGCCAAAGAAGCTTCGGATTATTTAAATAAACCTTACGGAAATATTAATCATGTTTGTAGAAATGAACAAGGAACTGCTTATGGGTATAAATGGGAATATGTTAATTAAATGAAAGACTTTATAAGAATATATAAGAACGCAAGAAAAACATTTACAATAAGAGCCTCATTAAAATGGGCGTATAGACAAATAAGAAGAAAATAATTCTTCTTTTTTTATGCAATAGTAAAATTAACTCTTGACAAGTGTATCGTTTAGAGATATACTAGGTTTAGAAAAAGGAGGTTAAACAATGAATAAAGAAATAGAAAAATTTACTAAGGAAATATTAAACATAGAAACATTAGAAACTAGATTTGACGGTGAATTAGATTTTCACGACATAGCTATATGGAAACTAAAAGAATTATTAGAAAAAGTATATCAAGCAGGAAAAAATAAAAAGGAGGGCAAACAATGAATTATAAATTACAAGTTGAGAAAAACTTAAAAGAATTACGTGATAGAAGAAAGGCTGTTAAGATGACAGGTATTCAAGCTGGATTACATTTAGGAGTTACTAGAGGTCATTACTTCAAACTTGAAACTGGTAGAGCAGAAATGAGTTTTAAACAATATACAAATATATGCGAACAAGTTACATTTTTAGAAAATCAGAAATAAGAAAGGTTGGTAAATGTGAGAACGGTAGAAGAATTGAAAAAGAAACTATTTACATTACAAATGAAACTCTACAAACAGAAAGCCCATCTGGGTAGAGGAATAAACAAAACATTAGCATTTCAAATAGAATTAACTAAAGGACAAATTGGTATGATAAGTTGGGCTATAGATGAGGGAGGATCAAAATGAATACTAAAATTGCAGACGGATTAATAAAATCAACTATCATAGAAATAGAAAAGAGTAAAGAGATCATAAAGGTTATACAAGCTATCGCTAAAGAATTAAAAGAAGCAAACGACAGAGCAGAAGCAGTAAAATTTCAATGTGAACAATGTGGCGAACTATTTACTAATGATGAACTTGCAATTCACGACAATTTAGTTGATGGTGAATTATGTAAACCGTGTTATGAAGAAATGATGGAAAGTAGGTATATGTAATATGACAGCAAAAGAAATGTTTGAGGAGTTAGGGTATAGAAAAGTGGAATGGTCATTTAAAGAATTAGCTTTTCAAATAGAAAAAGAGAATGAAAGCTTTAATTGGAGAAGAATTGAATTTAATGAAGATAATAAAACACTCATAGTGGTTTATAGAAAATTTAACTATGGGTCTTTAAATATGGAAGAATATAAAGCAATCCAAAAACAAATAGAAGAGCTAGGGTGGGAATAATGTTTAATAAAATCAAAATATTAAGAAATAATTTAAAATTAGCAATATTAAAAATAAAAATAAAACGTAATCGCAGACAACAAATGAGAATAATTAAAAAATTAACAAAACGAGGATTAATAACCTATAAAGAATATATAAAAGAGATGAATAATAATGTTTAACAAAAGAGAAGTAAGATTTTTCAATAAGAAACCTAGAAAGAAAATGAGAACTACAGCGAAGTTAGGTATAATAGTATTTATAATTGCTATCTTATTACCTACAACAATGCTTACTTACTTTGTTAAAGCTGTTGAGATCAAAGTTGAAAACTTGATAGAACGTGTAGAAACTAGAGAAGAACAAGAGGAACTTAACAAACAAAACGAGATAGATAACGCTATTAAACAAGGCATAGGACAGGACTACACAACGAAACTTGTTAGAGCTACCTATTACCATACAGGAGATGGCACAGGCTCAACAGATACTACTGCTAGTGGATTATCAACTGATAACTTTAAGATAAATGATATGGGTTGGTATGTTTATAAAGGTAAAGTAGTAGTGGCAACAGCTATGAATTATTGTGTAATATCAAGACGTGGAATATGTAACGCTTGGAACTATAAACATACAGAAACGGCATACTTTGATTTGTATGATACATTATTTATAACAGTTAAAGGTGTTACTTATGAAGCTATTGCTTTGGATTTATGTGGTCGTTCAATGAAAAATGAAAACAAGATAGATATATTTGTAAGTGATAAGAAATTTGGTTTCGATGGTCCAATGGTAATAACTTATTTAGAAGAAGGAGAATAATATGGAAGAAAAAACAATAACACTTGTATTGGATGATTTAAAAACACTACGAGATAGAAATATGATAGATAAAAATATGAGAATTGCAGAATGCATAGATAATGGAATACATACGATTAGAAAGTTGCAACAACAAGACAAAAGGTTAAGAATGTTGCTAGATATTAAAATGGATAATTCAGGTTATAAACCTATTATTGGATTCGATGATATAGCAAAAGAAACTATTGAATTAGTATATCACGACATTACAAAAGAACGTGACACATATAAAAAGCAGTTGGACGATGTGAAGGAAGTAATTAAAAAGTATCAAAAGAGTTTATCTGAAGATAATACATACTGTAAAGAAAATACAGATGTAATGAATAAAATAATTTTACAAATAATAGAAAGAGAGAAAACAAAATGAAATGTAAATGTGGAACTATAATGTTATATGCAGGTAGTAAGATATTTGTATGTATGAAATGCAAAACAGTTAATGAAAAAGGTAAAGTATTAGTAAAATATAA